ATGAAAGTAATAAAAGAACACTGTTATGTAGAGAAGTACAGTCTATATACGGTGTTCTTTTTTGTTTATAAGGAGGGGATAGGTATGCAGGATTTGATTAAGCAATATAACACGACTTTAAGGCAATTGAGAGAAGCGCAGAAGGATGCTAAAGAGGAAGATGTAAAGGTTCTCACTGATATGATTAGTGACATTACTTATTCCTTAGAATGGATGAAAAAGGCGAGAAGACCGGGAAATCGTAGAGGGGTTGAAAGGTTAGCTGCGTATCAGAGAGAAAGAGCGTGCGATCCGTTGTTAATGCAAAGGTATTTTCGTAGCATGGATGATAACTTATATGAGTGGGATAATCATCAGCAAGAGCATTCAATTGGTGAATGGGATAAGGTAAGGCTAGAGGATGCGTTGTCATTGCTAACAGAGCGGGAGAAAGAAGTATACCTCATGTCTCGAGGATATTGTTTAACATACAGAGAGATTGCTAGATACCTAGACATTACATGTAGTACGGTACAATCTATGATAGAACGTGCTGAAAAGAAAATAGCAAGACAGGTAAATGAGAGCCTCTTCTGCAATTGTGGATGAGGCTTTTTATGTTTTAGTAGATTTTTAATTATTAAATTACGAAATTACGCTTGACGGTAATTGCGTTATTTCGTAATATAGTAACAGAAGCAAGACTTACCAATCTCATTCGTAGATGGTTAAGCTCATAAATTGAGGAGGAAAATAAATGAAATCAAAAATGGAAGTAACAGCTATTCAGTTTAAAAAGATGGAAGATCCATTAGGGAGAAGTACAAAAAAGAAGTATATTTGCTATGTAAATGTAAATGATGTACCGAAGGATATTCCAATGGCAACAAATCCACGAGAGCAAAAATTAACTAAAAGTGTCCCAAAGCAAATTGAAGATTCATTACTATCTGATGATGGTGAGTTTCATTTGAAAAATCGTGGGATTGTAATTTCTGCTAAAAAAGTAGAATATAATACTCAAACAAAGAAAATGACATTACTTTTTGATGATTTCTATGAGCATGGAAACATTGATGGTGGACATACTTATAAAGTAATTTTGAAGCATCAAGGAAAAGGGCTTCAACAATATGTTCAATTTGAAATCATGGTAGGTGTAGAAGATATAATTGAACCATTAGCAGCTACTAGAAATACATCTACACAAGTAGATGAAAAATCTATAGCTGAGTTAGAAGGGAAATTTGCACCTATCAAAGATTCTATTGGAGGTATGCCTTTCTATAATAGGGTGGCATTTAAACAAAATCAGCATTCAGATCGAAGAGGAGTAAAGGTAATAGATGCACGTGAGATTGTAGCAATTATGACTATGTTTAATATAGACAGTTATGGACCAGATACTCATCCAACTGCTGCGTATTATAGTAAAGCAAAAGTACTCTCAGAGTATTTAAAGGACCAATCTGAGTTTGAAAAAATGCATAATATTGCTCCAGACATGTTTGATTTATATAGCAAGATTGAAATGGATTTTCCTGTTGCATATAATGCAACAGGTGGAAAATATGGGGCGAAGAAATTTTCTGGCTATAAAGAGGGGAATGTAGTAGCCAAGTTGAAGTTTGGGGACGAGCCTTTAGAATATAAAGTACCGGATGGTTTAGTGTATCCTATTTTAAGTGCTTTTAGAGCTTTAGTAACTTTAGATGAAAAAACTAATATGTATCGATGGGTTAAAGATCCTTTTGATGTATATGAAGAGATAAGAGTGCAATTGGCAAGTAAAATTATGAAATTTACAGAGTCCATTGGTAACAATCCTAATGCCGTAGGGAAAGATACAAACGCCTGGGATATGATGTATATGACAGTTGAACGTTATGTAAAATAAAATAAAAAAGTGTAGCAATTTTCTACTTCATTGCTACACATTTTTATATTTATATGAGGTGAATAAAAATGTTAAAACTTAAGATAAAACTCAAAGAAATATTAAATGAAAAGAACCTTACACAAAAACAGCTTGCTGAAATGACACACATGAGAGAGGCAACAATAAGTGATATTGTAAGAGGAGCTAGAACTGTAATAAATATACAGCATATAGAACACATTGCTAAAGCTTTAGAAATTAAAGACATAAGAGAAATAATAGATTTTGTTGAAGAATAATTAGGTTTTTGAAATAAGAGCCCAGGAGTTTAGGGCTCTTATTTCTGTATTATTGAGTAAAGATCTTCTTTAGTTAAAACGAATTTTGTCCTGTGTAACATTCTGTGACAATTAGAGCAAACCATGATAATATCCTCAATTCTAGTCTTTTCTCCTTCTTTTAATTGAGATACAGGGATTGTATGATGTCCCTCAATAAAAGCTTTTCATAATTCACCGTATATTTTATGAAAGTCAAAACCACAAATTTCACAGAAGATTTTCCCGCCATGCTTTTGCTTAAAATGTTCTTTTGCTCGTTTAATCACCTTATTATTACGTTCATAGGATAAATGAGTTCTAAGTATTTGTTTCCCTTCAGAAAATTCCTCCTCAAGATCGATTAATTCCCAATCAGTATTGTTATCGAAATCTCTTAATCCCCAGCATCCATTTCCTTTACCATTTACAGCGTAAAATAAGTCCTGTTCACCCTTATAAATATCGCATTCACTAGAATGATAATAGATGGTCTTTCTAATTTGTGCACCTATTGATTGTTCATGCTGATATTTACTCAGGTCTATTTTATTACGCTCCATAACTTTGGTTTTAATTTGACTTAGTGTTCCAGCTCCACCTAATTCCGTTAATATTTCTATGATTTCGCTTAACCAAGGATTGTTATTTGCCATAGGTATTCCTCCGAGTAAATTATATTTATTATAACGTCTATATTTATAAAATTAATATATCTAAATTTTTGCAATGGAAGCAATTGGTTTTATATAATTGTAGAAGGATTTATCAATGGATAATAGCGGGAGGATTCAAAAATGAATCAAAATACAATAAAGGAAATTCTTAAGTTTCGAGATGATAGAGACTGGAAGCAATTTCATAACTCGAAGGATTTAGCAATTTCTCTTTCTTTAGAGGCTAGTGAGTTATTGGAGAATTTTCAGTGGAAAAGTAGTGAAGATGCAATAGAACAAAATCTTGAAAACATCAAAGATGAACTAGCTGATGTATTAATTTATTCTATCTTATTGGCTGACCAAATGAATGTGGATATAGAAAAAATGATTCAAAATAAAATAGAAAAAAATCAAAGGAAATATCCAGTTGAAAAGTCATTTGGATCGAATAAAAAATATAACGAACTATAGAAAACTAAATAAAATAGAAGAGGTGTAAGTGTATGTACAACGTAATACTGCAACCTACAGGGAATAAAGTAGCTAAATTTAATTTTCAATCTACAATGCGTAATGGCATTGAATTTGAGAAAATTAAGCCTTTCTTACAACAAGAGGATGCTAATAATTTATCTGCAATTTATAAGGGAAACTTAATCCGTGTTTGGGGGATAACTCCAAGTCCACAAAAGATAAAGCAATGGGAAAAGATTCAAAGAGGAGATATAACTCTCTTTTCAGCGAATAAGCAAATTTTTGCATCTGCTACCATCGCATATAAGGTACATAATTTAGAATTAGCAAAACATCTGTGGGGAGAAACAGATAGTGGTGAAAGCTGGGAGTATATTTACTTCTTAGATGAAATAAAGCATCAAGCCATTAGTTTAAGTGTCTTTAATAGATTATTAGATTACGAACAAGGAACGTATCTAATACAAGGCTTTAGAGGTATTAGACCAAGAGAAAAGTAACATAATAATGAGTGCTTTTGATTTGTATAGTTCTTCTTATGCACCAATTAGTACAAAGGAAGAAACAAAGAAAAATATCAAAGACATTATAGGTGATTTAGAACAAAGTGCTTCATTAGATAGTGAAATAAAAGGTAAGGCGAGAAAAGAGCAAGGGATATTACGTGGCTATCTGTTTAATGATAAGAAAACGTGTAACTGTGGAATTTGTGGGAAAGAGTATCCTATAGATTTACTTGTAGCTGCACATATTAAGAAAAGAGCATTTTGTAGCATAGAAGAAAGGTTAGATATTGAAAATATAGCCATACCTATGTGTAAGTTTGGTTGTGATGATTTATTTGAAAAAGGATATTATTACTATCTTGAATGGAGAAATTATTAGCTTGATTAGAAAAAGATAATTTACCAGATTCAGTAAGGGAGTATATTGAGAGTCTCCAAGGAAAAGAGTGTTTAAAGTGGAATAAAGATAATGCTGAGTATTTTGAATGGCATCTAAATTACCATAAAAAATAATGTATAACAATTAGGAATGTAGTTATCTTTAAAGAATAGAAAATAGTTTTGTAAGTTTTACTTTTGAAAGATATCAAGATTGGGTGCTTTTACTTTAGACAAATAAGTAGGAAGATGGGGATTAATTTGAAAGAGTGGATACAATCAAATTGGAAAAAGGTTATTGGTATATTAGTAATAGCGGTAGCTACGCCAAACATTATAGGGGGGCTACTTAATATACCTGGGGGTAATTTAACAATTGGAGATGAAAATGCATGGGTAAGTTTTTATGGTAGCTACACTGGTGGCATTATTGGAGGTATAGTGGCATTAATTATTGCGAGTACTCAATTAATAAATGAAAGAAAGAAAAATAAAGAAAGTCAACGGTCGTTTTTATCAGCAGCTAAAGTAGATATGAATCTTTCGGAAACTAAAAATGTTGGTAGGAAAAAGAAAGGTCGTATTGTGTTAACGGAAGCCTATGAACGTTTAATTGGAACAGAATATGAAACTACTTATTACTCTATAATAAGATATGATGGACCAGATATCATAATGAATTGTGAATTTAATATAGTTGTTGGGGACAGTAGTAATTTTGAAACAACTGATACGATAACAGTGTGGGTCGATTTTTTTGAAAAAGATGAAGAAATACTCATACCATTATGTTCTACAAAATTTCAAGAAAGAACAACAGAAAAAAAAAGAAGAACAAGAAGATTTTCGTAGAACCCCTTTTGTGAAGGAAATTCAAGCGTTGTATGAGACCCTAGGAGGGGAGAAAATGAGGTTTTATCAATCTGAAATAGAAAGTGAAAGAGGACATTATGTAGTCGGTGATAAGGAAATAACAATTCTTCGGCATGATATTCAATATACGAAATTTGCACAAAGAGGAGAATAAATCTTTGCACCTTTATTATAAAGGTGTTTTTTATTTGGATTTTGAGTGATGGATATTTATATGTAGATTAATTACCGATGTGTAAAAGTCTGGTTTAATATTAATAATAAAATTAAAGAGAAATCGCACCATATCTGTTTACTTAGGTAAAAAGAAATGGTACAATAAATATAGAAAGAACGAAAGGGGGGAAACAAATTGGCAAAGTTAGCACTGATACTAGGAATGATACTTACAACAATAACAATCATCGAAAAAGTCCTAGTCATCCACGAAAAAGTAAAAAAGCTCAAAACCAAACGAAAACGCCCAGCCAGACGTAAACGAAAATGATTTTGAGCGGAAGAGAGAAGCGCACCTTCTCTCTTCTATACACATTATAACAACTTGCCAATTTGTAAACAATATGAAGAAAACAAGTAATTCATCGAACTTCTTAATTATTTTCGTTACACTGTTTTACTTTGCGTATTTTCGAGATTCAGTCGAAGCGAGTATTTTTAAAACTGTTTTGGATATCGTGTTAATTATTCTTTTAGTCCTTTATATAATAAATACGTCATTGAGACTCTATGGGATTTTTAAAGAAAAAAGAGGTGAATAAAGTGTACAAGTTTGAAGATAAAGAGCAACTGCTTTCTTTTTTACATGATGAGGTATTAACGACACCAGAGGTAATGGATGTTTTAGGGATTAGTAAAGCACGAATTAGTAAAATGATTAAAGATGGTAAACTTGTGCCATTTAAGAAAATGGAACGAGTAAGTTTGTTTCTACGTGAAGACATTGAAGAGAAGAAGAAGGAATTAGAAGTCCTGCGTAGTAAATATAGACCATATGAAGAGGAATAGTTATTTTTGTCGAAAGCTTAATTAAGATAAGTATTATGTTGAAGTATTTTAACTTTATATTAAGTTTTATTGATTTTGTTTCAACCTCCTTTTATTCTTGTATAGAGGAGGTTGATTTGTATGAGAAAATTGCGTAAAGACATTAAAGTAATTGCACAATTGGTTATATTTTTGGCGGTTTTTAAAGTAATCGCTGAAGTATTTAATGCTATAGGAAATATGGAAATGTTAGTAGGGATGATTCAGGAGACTTCTAAGTTAGGGATAACGATAATAATAGGTTTAATTGGGATTGCAATTGCTTGTATAGCTTTTCAAAGTCTAGAAGCTAGAAAAGAGAATAAAAACTTTTATATGAAGTATTTGACGTTAATGCTTATTGCACTACTCTTTTTACTAACTATTTTTTGGTTCCCATATTTACCGATAGATTCTAACAAGTATATGTATAAATTTATATTTACAGTTTATTTTCTTTTTGGGACAGTTTTGTTAGGTCTTTCTTTAATTGGAACTCATACAGAAAGTAATAAAAAGGCATTCGAGAAAAATTAAATGAAGAAATAATCCTAATATAACGGGTTATTTCTTTTAGAAGGGAGATAGAAAAAAGAGATGAAGATACATCATCTCTTTTATACGTTCTTATTTTCAGGAACACCTAAATGTCTTTTTAATGCATCTTGTAACACTTGTGAGTAGTTTACATTATTAGCTTTTCCCATTTTATCAAGCCAATGAGGAATAGTTAATGTTTTCTTTACTGCTTTATTTTCAATTTCACTACGGAATGGTGGCATCCATACTTCCATTAAGCCAATAACTTGATTGTCTTTAGTTTGGATAGAAGTTGGATTAGATGCGGGCGGAATAGTGCCTTTATTTTCTTCTATTTCATATAGATGAGTTGCTAATGTCTTTTTAGCCATTTCAAAAGCATCCTCATAGTTATTTCCATTAGCATGACAATCTGTTAAGTCAGGAAATGTAACAGTAACCTGCTCATTAGAAAAATCAAAAATAGATGGGTAGATGTAGCGATCTTGGTAAGTGCTCATTTGCTTCTCCTCCTACTAAATATAGTGTAATGGATTTACTTCTTAAATTTCTTGATAATCGAAATGGTGAAGACCAGAATCCATAAAATAATCACTATTAAGTAGATAGTGTCTAACATTTGTAAATTAGAAAAGTCGGTAACAATAAAGAAACGAATTGTTAAAAACAAACAAATAGTATTTAAAATCAATGAAGTTTTTGACATATAGATATGGGAGATGATAATATTTTTTTGAGAAACCCAACCAGTTGGTTGAGTTTCCCAATGGGTTACTTGCGTTTTCTTCGCTTAGGTTTTCTGCTTGGTCGGCTGGAACCTTTGCGTTGAGGACGCTTATTTTTTTCTTCTTTGCTTTCTTTGAGAAGTATGGATATCGCTAAGAAGAAAGAAGAAATCCCGCTTACTTTGTCTAAAATATCTAGAATGTCCATCTCCCTTATTCCCTCCTTTCTATACTCTTATTATAACACGTATTATAATACGTGTAAAGGTAATTCGGTTAATTAATCTATTTTTTTATAAAATAATATAAGGATATTAAATGTTGAGAGGAAAGCTATTGATAGTATTTGCATTCAATATAAGTTTGTTCAATAAGAGATAAAAGCTTTATTTTTGTCGTACAAAAGCCACCTAATAGTAGATAGGGATTAATGACAATTATGTTATATATAACTTCATTTACCGTATTGGGTTTCGTATAACTTTATATAAAGGATAACCGTTCAACATTGAGCGGTTATTTGTTTTGAGGTGGATGAATGGCAAAGGAATATGCAAAGAAGTTTTATAAGTCAACAGCATGGAAGAAGTGCAGAGATTCATACTTCAAATTCAGACATGGATTATGTGAAAGATGTAAAGACACAGGAAAGATAGTTCACCACAAAAACTACATAACACCAGAGAACATAAACAACCCAGAGATTACATTAAGCTTTAATAACTTAGAACTATTATGTCAGGATTGCCACAACCGTGAACATCATGAGAAGAATAGTCCAGTTGTTGAAGGAGTAATGTTTGATGAGAATGGGGATTTAATACAAAAAGAATAAAAATCAAAATAAAAAATGAACGCTGATATTTTCAAAGAAATAAAAGCCCCCCATTTCAAAATCTTTTTCGAGTTCTCGAAGGACCGAGAAGGGACCTTCAAAAAATAAATTGGTCATCTCACGTGACCCCCCTACCCAAAAACCAGAAGAAATGAGGTGTTATTTATGGCGAGAAAAAAAGAACTAACAAAAGAAGAACGGGTTAATAAAGAAATAACCAGACTTAAACGTATATATAAAGAAATGCCAAAAGATACCCTCATGGTAGTAGAGGGGCTAATTGTTGAAGCAGCAGATCTACGCGTAAGATTAGAAGATATCCGAAAAGACCTAGATGAAAATGGTTACGATGAAATGTTCTCACAATCAGAGAACCAAGAGCCATATGAAAGAGAAAGACCAGCAGCAAGAAGATATATAGCTATGAATAAAAGTTATCAAACAATAATGAAACAGCTGGGCGATTACATACCGAAAAAAACAATTGAAAATAAGGAAAAGGATGATGGATTTGATGACTTTGTGATGAATAAATGAGGATACAATATCTTTTATCTTATAACCCAATCATTGAATACTACAACAAGATTGAATCCGGAAAAGAAATTGTTAGTGAAAAAGTTAAGAGAATATATAAGAAACTAGTAAATGATATTGATGACAAAGAAACAATATACGAATACAACCCAAAAAAAGCAAACCATGCAATGGAGTTCATCGAAAACTTTTGCAAGCACTCAAAGGGAAAATGGGCCGGAAAACCAATTGACCTAGAACTATGGCAAAAAGCATTTATTGCAGCAGCATTTGGATTTATACACAAAATAGATGGCACAAGAAAATACAGAGAAGCACTACTAATAGTGGCCCGTAAAAATGGAAAATCCACAGTAGCATCAGGTATTGGATTATATCTACAAATAGCAGATGGAGAACCAGGAGCAGAAGTTTATGCGGTAGCAACAAAAAAAAAACAAGCGAAAATAGTTTGGTCAGAATCAAAGCGAATGGTAAAGAAGTCACCAGCACTATCAAAACGTATTAAACCATTAGTAAAAGAAATAAATGCAGAATGGAATGACAGTACATTTAAACCACTTGGCACTGATAGTGAAACATTAGATGGACTGAACGTACACGGTGCCACGATGGATGAAATCCACGCTTGGAAAGATAAAAACCTATATGACGTTATTGTAGATGGAACATCAGCACGAGAACAACCAATGATACTTATGATTACAACAGCCGGAACTGTCCGAGAATCAGTATATGATATGAAATATGAAGAAGCAGAAAGGCTGTTGTTAAATGGACTCGACGATCAAAAAGAATATAAGGATCAGACATTTTTACCGATAATCTATGAGTTAGACAAACGAAAGGAATGGACAGACCCAAAAAACTGGAAAAAAGCAAATCCAGGGCTAGGAACAATAAAAAAAATAGACAAACTTCAAACAAAAGTAAACAAGGCAAAAGCAAATCCTTTACTGGTAAAAAACTTACTAACAAAAGATTTTAATATAAGAGAAACTTCAACAGAAGCATGGCTAACATTTGAACAACTAAATAACAAACAAACCTTTGATGTGATAGAAAAGCTAAAACCTAACTATGGAATTGGTGGAACCGATTTATCCGAAACGACCGATTTAACAGCAGCAAAGGTTATTTTTATGCTCCCAAACGACACAAATATATATGTCAAACAGATGTATTGGCTTCCAGAAGAGTTATTGGAACAACGAACTAAAGAAGATAAAATACCATATAATTTATGGCACGAACAAGGAAAATTAAGAACAACACCGGGAAACACCATTCACCATAAATTTGTTACGAAATGGTTCTTAGAAATAAGAGATGAATATGGAATTTATCTACCGTGGATTGGTTACGATAAATGGTCAGCGAAATACTGGGTTGAGGAAATGCAAGGTTACTTTGGGAAAGAAGCTATGATTCCTATCGCACAAGGTAAACAAACTCTATCTAGCCCGATGAAACTTCTAGGAGCAGATTTAGAAGCGAAGAGAATAAAATATAATAACAACACAATTGACAAATGGTGTCTATCCAACACAGCCATAGACATTGATAAAAACCTAAATATACAACCAAATAAAACAAAGAACCAACGAAGAAGAATTGATGGAACAGCAGCGCTTTTAAATGCATACGTAGTTCTACAAGAAAAAAAAAATGACTACCTAAACATGATTTAAGAAGGAGGTGAAAACTTGGGGCTATTTAATAAGATATTCGGAAAGAAACAACCACCTACTACAACTCGTTTTGAAATGATAAACGACAATGGAGGAGGCTTTTTTGCATGGAATGGAGATATCTATCAAAGTGACATTATAAGAGCGTGTATACGTCCAAAAGCAAAAGCAGTCGGCAAACTAATAGCCAAACATATAAGAGATAACGCAAATGAATTTAAAGTAAATCCAGATCCGTATATGAGATTTATACTAGAAGAGCCGAACCCATTAATGACAAGACAAATGTTTCAAGAGAAAATGACAGTGCAATTAGAATTGAATCACAACGCATTCGCTTATATTAAACGTGATGAACTCGGCTATCCAACTGAAATATACCCAATTCCATGTACAACAGTAGAAGTTGTAGAAGGTACACAAGGAGACATCTTTTTAAAGTTTTATTTTAAAAACGGTAAGAAAATGACGATTCCGTATACAGATATCATTCATTTAAGAAAAGACTTCAATGAAAATGACTTTTTCGGAGAACATCCAGGAAAAGCATTAGCTCAATTAATGGAGATTGTAACAACTACAGATCAAGGGATTGTTAAAGCGATTAAAAATAGCGCAATAATAAAGTGGATTCTTAAGTTTAAGTCAGTATTAAAACAAGAAGATATAGATAGGCAAGTAAAAAACTTTGTGAAAAACTATCTAAATATCGAGAACGTAAATGGAGGAGCAGCGGCTACGGATCCAAGGTATGATTTAGAACAAGTGAAAAATGAAGCATTTGTACCAGACTCAAAACAGATGCAAGAAACAACACAAAGGATTTACAACTTCTTCAATACAAACGAAAAAATTATACAAAGTAAATATAAAGAAGATGAATGGAATGCGTATTATGAATCAGAAATAGAACCATTGGCAATGCAGCTTGCTGGAGAATTTACCAGGAAGCTTTTTTCACGCCGGGAAAGAGGGTTCGGTAACAAAATCATCTTTGAAGCAGCGACACTTCAATACGCTTCTATGGCAACAAAAATGAACCTAGTTCAAATGGTAGATAGAGGAGCAATGACACCAAATGAATGGCGAGCAATTCTTTCACTAGGTCCAATTGAAGGTGGAGATAAACCAATTAGAAGGCTAGATACAGCACTAGTTAAAGAAGGAAATGTAACTGATAAAGGAGGTGAGAAAAATGAACAAGACGGAAAAAAGGGAAATAGCAACACAGAAGTGCTATTGAAATTAGAGAAGAAGAAAACGGAAACCGAACAATTACAGGTTATGCAGTAAAATGGGAAAAGAAATCTGTAACAATGGGATATTAGCAAAAATTTAAAGAGCAATTTAAAAAAGGAGCTTTCACAGAAACATTGACAAAATGATGATCAACGAGCTTTATGGACCCACGACACATCAAAAGTGTTAGGAAGAACAAAAAATAATACTCTGCGTTTAAACGAAGATGACATAGGACTAAGCTTTGAACTAGACTTACCAAATACAACACTAGGAAATGACACATACAAGACAATTAAACGTGGCGATGTAGACGGTGTTTCATTTGGATTCAAAATGATAAAAGAAGAAAGCCAAGAACCAGATCAGGACAATATACTACGAACTGTAACAAAAGCAAAACTACTAGAAATTAGCCCAGTAGCTTTTCCAGCATACCCAGATTCACAAGTAACAGCTAGAAGACATGACCCATATAAACAATTTGGAAAGGAAAGCAATCAAAAAGAATTACGTAAAAAACTAATGTTAAAAACATATTTATAAGGGAGAGATTCATATGAAAACATTACAAGAAATTTTAACTAGAAAATCAGAAATTCGTTCAATGTTACAAAGCGATAAGGAAGTAGATTTAGCAGCATTAGAAACAGAATTACGAGATCTTGAAGAAACACAAAAACAAATTGAAACTCGACAAAGATTATTAAAAGAAGCAGAGGAGATTAATAATAATCAAATGCCTGAAATTCGTACAGTTGAAACATTTAACAATGAACCTCAGAAACAAGATGTAGAATTAGAGACTTCTGAAAAGCGTGGACAAGCTCTAATGGAAAACCGTGCTGTTACAGTTGGAAGCGGTAATGTAGTTTTACCTAAGCATAGTGCAACAGATATTCGTCCGACTTTCAATGAAGTGTCTACACTGATTGATCGTGTTTCTTCTAAAACTTTAAAAGGTGGAGAGAGTTACCAACAGCCGTACATTAAAAGTTATGGAGAAGGTGATTATACCACTGAAGGTAATGACTACAATACATCAGAAACAACGTTTGGATATGCAGATATCACAAAAGCAAAAGTTACAGCTTATTCAGAGGACACAGAAGAGCTTCAAAAATTACCAGCAGCTGATTACGATGCTGAAGTAATGAAGGGGATTACGGTAGCTACTCGTAAAAAGTTAACTCGTGAAATTTTAATTGGGACAGGTGCTACAAATCGACTTGTTGGTATTTTCTCAGCAGCAGCTACGGCAATTGATTCAGAAACAGATTTAGAAATTTCAGCAATTGATGCATCTACATTGGATGAGATTATCTATAGCTATGGTGGAGATGAAGATGTAGAAGATGCGGCAGTATTGATTTTAAATAAACTAGATTTAAAATCATTTGCTAAGCTTCGTACTTCTGATGGTAAAAAGGTATATAACGTAGTATCACAAGGTAATTCTGGAACAATTGATGGGGTACCATTCATTATTAATAGTGCTTGTAAGGCTGTTTCTGATGCTAAAACAACAGCTGGACAATATAGCATGGCATATGGTCCTTTATCAAACTATCAACTTACTATTTTCTCAGATATGGACGTTCAACGATCTACAGACTTTAAATTCAAGCAAGGTATGATTGCTCATAGAGGTTCTGTTTTTGCAGGTGGTAACGTAATTTCTAAAAATGGATTCTTACGAGTGAAGAAAGCGGCTACTGTATAATAGTCGCTTTTCTTTATGGTATAAGGAGGTTTAACAGTGAGTGGGAAACCGTTGAATAAATATGTTGTAAAAAGAGCTTTTCGAGATAAATTTACTTTCGTTCATTATAGTGTTGCAGATTCATATGAATCAAATGACGCAGAACGTGTAATGTATCTACAAGATGAAGGTTTCTTGAACAAAGAAAGAATTATAGAAAAACAAGAAGGCTCAAAAGGACCAGTCCATGTTGGAGGAGGGTATTACGAACTTCCAAATGGTGAAAAGATTAAGGGTAAAGATGCCGCTCTGGAAGCTTTAAAACAGCTAGAGCAAGTTGGTGAATGAATATGATGCTTGATGTTGTGAAGAAAGCGGTACGCATCTCACATAATGCTCTTGACGATGAAATAAAAGATTCAATAGAAGCAGCCCGACACGACTTAAAGTTATCGGGTGTTTCTCACCTCAAAGCAAATAATGACAATGATCCGCTAATCAAAAGAGCAATAATTAAGTATATAGTAAAGCAAAATTTATTACAGAAGCAAAAGAGGCAGAAAGATTCCAAGCATCGTATAACATGCTAAAAAATCATCTAACGTTAGCAGGTGACTACAAATGAATGATATTTTACTATTCCCAGTAATAACAACTACTAAAGATGAACTAGGACAAATAGAAGAAGAAGAAGAATTTACAAGACAAGTATTTTGCAAGAGAAAAACAGTATTCCTCAAAAAGAATTCTTTCAAGCTGGACAAAATAATATCAAACCAAAACATATATTAATCGTTCATGCCTGGGATTACCAAGAGGAACAAAAAGTAAACTATCAACAAAAAGACATACAGCATTTACCGCACATACGAAAGAGACGATGAAAAAATCGAACTTTATTGTGAGGTGAAAGCCGGTGGCTAATATCGATACCCTAGCAAATGATATCGCTAGAGAATTACAAAGATACGCGAAACAAGTAGAAGAAAAAATAGAAGATGAAAAAGAAAAAGTTGCAAACAATCTTGTGAATGAATTGAAACAAAAAAGCCCTAAAAAAACAGGGAAGTATGCGAAAGGATGGCGGAAAAAGAAAGAAGGAAATGCAATCATTGTCCATAACGCATTAAAACCACAACTTACACACTTATTAGAAAAGGGACATGCAAAAGCAAATGGTGGCCGTGTACCAGCTAAAGTTCACATTGCTCCAGCAGAAGAAAAAGCAAAAAACGAACTAATAGAACGAGTCGAAAGGGCGATTCAACAATGACATTAAGTGAATTAAAGAAAATCCTAGATGCTACAGGTTATCCTGTGGCTTATTCACATTTCACAGCAACAACAACGAATCCAGTACCAAAGCCACCTTATATTTGTTATCTGGTGAACGGATCACCAAACATAATGGCTGATAACAAGGTACATCACAAAATAAATAACTTAAATATCGAACTTTATACAAATAAAAAAGATTTAATTGCAGAAGCAAATCTTGAAAAAATATTAGACAACAATGAGATTCCTTATGAATCATATGAGATTTATATAGAAACCGAAAAACTATTTCAAAAAAAATATGAAACGAGGTTGATATAAATGAGTGAGAACAAAGTAAGTTTCGGACTAAAAAAAGTACATTATAGCAACATATGAAACAAAAGATTCATCAGGAAAAATCACATACGGAACACCAACAAAATTACCAGGAGCAGTTAAAATAAAAAAAGAACCAAAAGGCGAACAAACGGAATTCTAGGCCGATGACAGGAACTATTACACAGAAGATAATAACCAAGGATATGAAGGAACATTAAATATTGCAAACATCACAGAGCAATTTCCAACTGACGCATTAGGTGAAAAATTAGATGAAGACAGATCAAGTACTAAAAGAATTAGCAGATGCAAAAGGAAAACCATTCGCACTGATATTTGAATTTGATGGTGATGTAAAAGCAACCCGTCATGTAATATACAACGGGTCAGCGACACGCCCTAATATTGGTTCATCAAAATCAAAAACCAATAAAACAGAACCGAATACAAACGAACTAAAATTCGTCGCAAGCCCAATTATCCCAGCAACTCCTGAAACACCGAAGGTAAAAACTAAGACAACTTAGAAAACTACACCGGCAATCCATGATAATTGGTACAAAAAAGTCTATGAGAAAACACCAACAGCACCAAAAGGAGCGTAATTAGATGAAAAAAACAATCATAATAGATGAAAAACAAGTTCGACTGAAAAGTACAGTAGCAACTGTTAAGCGTTATAAAGCACAATTCAGACGTGATATGTTCGCGGATATCATGACTTTAGGGGCAATTGCTACATTTACACCACAACTGATGGTGACCAAACCAATATTGACCTCTCAAAGGTAGATTTAAAGAAAATAGATTTTGAAGTTATTTATAACTTAGTATGGGCATATGCAAAAACGGCAAATAAAAAACTTCCAGATCCAATAACATGGCTAGACACATTTGAAGAATTTCCGATTGATGAAATCATTACAGAAATTAACGACATAATTAAAAGCACAATGCAAGCAAAAAAAAAAAAACAAAAGATAAACAAGAGCAAGGAACTAACGACAGGAAAGGAGAATTCACCACTGATACATTCCTTGCTCTTTGTTATAAAGCCAAACTAACAAAAGAAGATTTAGAAGAAATGACAATAGGCGATTGCTTGGATTATATCGATGAATATGTTGAATTAAGAAATCCGAAGAACCCAGAAAAAGAAAAAACAAGAAAAGCAAAACAAAAAGACTTCAACAAATTCTAAGAAAGGGGTGAGATGATAACATGGGAGGAAGAATTAAAGGAATAACGATAGAAATTGATGGAGAAACAACCGGACTTCAAAACGCATTAAAAGATGTCAACAAACGTAGTAATGAACTAACCAAAGAGCTAAAAGATATTGAACGACTATTAAAATTCAATCCAGGTAACATGGAAGCTTTAGCCCAAAAGCAACAATTACTGACTCAACAAATCGAAAACACCACAAAAAAATTAGATAAATTAAAGGCAGCTCAACAACAAGTCCAAGCACAATTCCAAAACGGAAAAATTACCGAAGAACAATACCGCGCATTCAGGCGTGAAATTGAATTTACAGAAGGACAACTTAATGGACTCAAAAACAAGCTTGCAAAAATAAAGGCTGAACAAGAAAAAGCAGCAAGTTCAACAAGACAATTAGAAACATTATTTAGCGCTACAGGAAAAAGTGTTGATGATTTCGCGGAGGCATTAGGAAATCGTCTTGTAAATGCAATTAAAAACGGAACGGCAACAAGCAAGCAGTTAGAACAAGCAATCGAAATAATCGGAAGAGAAGCATTAGGAACAGAAGCCGATATCGAAAAGTTACAACAGGCACTTCGATCTGTAGATGATGGTAATACCATTCAAAAAATAAAAAACGAATTAAAACACCTACAACAAGAAGCAGACAAAACAGAGAAAAAGCGTTAAAGGATTAAAAATAGAACTAGAAAACGTAATAGGTGGAATAGCAGCTGGTGGCGGAATTCAGCAACCGCCATAGAAAAAGCGATAGACATGTCAAAACTAAAAACAAAAATTGATATCACATTTGACGTCCCTGAATCATCAAAAAAATCAGTGGAAGAAGCAATTAGAACCGTTAGTACTTATGGTAGTGACGCAGAAGAAGCATTAGAAGGTGTGCGCAGACAATGGGCATTAAATAAAGATGCTTCTGATGAAACAAATACCGAAATGATAAAAGGAGCAGCAAATATTGCAACATCTTATTCGCAGGAATTGATTTCAAGGAACTAATACAAGAAACCAATGAAATCGGTAGCAACATTAAATATTACTAACAAAGAAGCACTAGGATTAGTTAATACACTATTAAAAACAGGATTTCCACCAGAACAACTGGATATTATCGCTGAATATGGGGAACAAATAAGACAAGCTGGATATACAGCGAAAGAAGTACAAAGAATCATGGCAACAGCAGCCAACAAAAAAACTTGGAATATAGATAACCTATTAGATGAAAAATTGTCCCTATGAGTGGTGACATTCATAGAAAACTCCTTTAATTCAGTGAAACTCTCAAATGAGACAATACTGAGCGAAGCCTTTAACAAAGGAACGTGCAACGACTAGCTGAAAAGCGTAGGGTGTAAGCTAATGACATCCGAAATGGGGAGCATCTTATATAAAAGATGATGATATAGTCTGGTCTGTATAGTGATATACAGAAGTTCATAAGAGAACTGGCAGGATGTTGCGAGTCCTGTTGAACATATCGGGTGTTAAAGAAGGGCGTATCAAAATGGCTGAGTTTGGGGCCGGTGTAGATAAATCTATGCAAGAGGTTTTAGATAAAACAAAGATTTCGGCAGATCAGTTTGAAAAATGGGGTCAGGCAATTGCTGGTGGCGGTGAAAATGGACAAAAAGCTATGCTTGAAGCAACAAAGGCCTTAGCTGGTGTTGAAAATGCAACAGACAGAAATGCACTTGGCACGAAGATGTTCGGAACGATGTGGGAAGACCAAGGAAAAAAAATCATAAACACAATCTTGAAAACAGAACAAAAACAAGCTGACTTAAAAAAAGGAATAGAGGACTTACATGGTGCTACTTCTAAAATAGATGCAAGTCCAGCAGTGAAATTCCAAAAGGCAATGCAAGATTTACAAATGGCTCTCCAACCGGTACTTGGAGTAATAGCAGATGTTGTTGCTAAAATAGCTGATTGGATTTCTAATAATCCTAAATTGGCAGCTACATTGGCAGCCATTGCAGTAGCGGCAGGAGTAATAGCAGGAGCATTTATGGCTTTAGCACCAATAGTTGTTGTCATATCGGGTGTAGGGGCAGCAATGATGGGGTGGGTAGCGTTAATTGCTATAATTGTAGCCGCAGTTCTGGCTACAGGTATTGCAATTGATCAAAATTGGGATTCCATAAAACAATGGACCATTGATGCCTGGAATGCAATTGGAGAATTCTTAGTAGGAATATGGGATGGGATTGTGCAATGGGCAAGTGAAGCGTGGAATAGCATTAGTGAATCTACATCAGCAGTTTGGAACTCAATTAAGGAGTTTTTAATAGGGATATGGAATGGCATTGTAGAGTTTGTTGTAACCTGGGGAACCGCTATTCTAGAAGCATACGTTGGTATTTGGACATCTATTTTTAATTTCTGTATGGAAATCTGGAATGGGATAGTTGAATATTTAACTTCAGTTTTGCAGGGGATAGCCACGTTCTTTACAGAAATATGGACTTCTATTTCTACATTCTTTCAAGAGACTTGGAATGGATTAGTGGCTTTTATAACTCCTATTTTACAAGGGATTGCTGATTTCTTCTCTATGATTTGGAATGGTATTTCTACAGTGATCCAAACTGTATGGAATTTCATTACTCAATACTTACAAGCGATTTGGACGGCTATTTTATACTTTGCTACTCCATTATTTGAAAGTATCAAGAATTTCATTTCTGAATGTTGGAATACAATCAGTTCAACGACAAGGACAGTATGGAAAACGATTAAGAATTTCTTACAGTCATGCTGGAACGGACTAGTAGCATTTGTAACGCCAATATTCAAACAAATAAAAGATTGGATCATAAATACATGGAATACAATTAGTTCAACAACAAGTACTGTATGGAATACGATTAAGAATTTCTTACAGTCATGCTGGAACGGACTAGTAGCATTTGTAACGCCAATATTCAAACAAATAAAAGATTGGATCATAAATACATGGAACACAATCAGTTCAACAACAAGGACAGTATGGAATACGATTAAAAGCTTCCTTTCTGGCTTATGGAACTCAATTGTTTCCACAGCAAGTTCCGTATTCAATAACATCAAAGAAGCTATTTCAACTGTATGGAATATGATTAGTAGCACAAGCAGTAGTATATGGAATGGTATTAAATCTACTCTTTCAAATATTTGGGAAGGTATTAAATCAACCGCATCTTCTGTATGGAATGGATTAAAAGATGCCATTATGACTCCTGTTAGATGGGTAACAAATGCTGTGAGTGGAGCATTCGAGGGAATGAAGTCAGCAGTATTAGGCGTGTGGGATGGAATTAAGAGTGGTATTCGTACAGCTATCAACGGAATCATTCGTATTATTAATAAGTTCATAGATGGCTTTAATACACCAGCAGAATTGTTAAATAATATACCAGGAGTAAGTGCTCCAACTATTCCACATGTACCAATGCTAGCAAAAGGCGGAAAACCTCTAGGTGATGGATCATTTATTACAGGTGAAGCTGGACCAGAATTATTTACCAAAAAAGGTAATCCAATTACAGTAACACCTTTATCATCAAAAGAAAAATCACTCGGTATCACAGGCACTATGAACCAATTAATGGGCGATATGAGTCAGACAATGGCTAGTTCTATGAAACAACTAGCCGGATTAAAAACTGTTATGAGCAATGTATACGGAAGTATGGCAAATAGTACACAAGCCATGGCTGGTAATATCGCAAATCAAGTATTCAATTATTCATCAGGGCAAACTGGTGGTAATGAATTAATTCCAGCACAAGGTGGCGATTTGGTAATTGAAATACCAGTTATATTAGAAGGAAGAGACATAGCAAGAGGAACTCATCAATATACAAAAGAATACCAAAAAAGAGAACAAAAAAGAAACTCAGACTTTTAGATTTGGGTTTCTTTCATTTTATAAAGAAAAGAGGTGACAAGATGAGTTCTTTTACATTTAATAACGAACGAAAAGACTTATATTCAAATCGAAAAAGGATGGAAAAGACCAACATGGGCACCGTTAAAAAGGAATTTCCTAAGTGTTCCGAGATATCCAGGAGCAAGACTATTAAACACACAAACGGAAATGCGCGTATTATCTATTCCTGTAGGAATTATCGCTCCAGATGGAGCTGATATAAAAATAATAAAAGAAGAAATAGCAAATTGGCTAATTACAGATCAACCAAAAGAACTTATTTTCGATACAGAACCAAACAGAACATATTTAGCGGTAGTAGATGAGAACTTCAATCCAGATGAATTTGTAACACTTGGAATCGGTACAATAAAATTCATTTGTCCAATACCATATAAATTAGGGAAAATAAAAACTCACAAATTCACGCAAAAGTGGTCTACAGAAACAACTTCTTATTTCACGAATAAAGGAAGCGTAGAAGCTCCAGCATTAATTGAAATGACAGTGAAAAAACCAAGCACCTTTTTAGATGTATGGTTTGGAAAATATCCGCAAAAACGAAACTACTTCAGAATAGGATACCCACTAACCGTGGAAGAAACCACGGTACAAGAACGAGAAAGAGTCATATGGGATGAAATGGCTACACCAATAGGATGGACACCTGTTACCGGACAAGTCGAGGAAATGAAAGGGACAGGTAGTTTTAAATCAAGAGACGGTTATGCACTATATTGCGAAGAATACGGAAAAGACAAAGGATTCTACGGTGCAATAGCCAAGAAAAACATTCCAGGCGGTCCATTACAAGACTTTGAAATGGAGGCATGGATGACTTTAAAGTCCAAAAACATAGATGAAATGGGGCGTGTTGAAGTTCTTCTGTTAGATGAAGCGAGCAATGTGGTAGCCCGCATCAATATGAATGATCTATATGCGACTGCTGAAATTACAAAGGCACATATGAAAATTGGAAATAGCGGAACACCCAATAGTTTTCGAAAATTAGTTGATACAAGTGGATATTATTCGAATACATTTAACCAATTCCGAGGGCGTTTACGTATCGCTAGAAGAGGAAAACAATGGTCTGTATATGTCGCTAAATTTATAGAAGGTACAGAAAAAGATGGTGCTTCACTTGTAGAACGTTGGATAGACGAAACAGGAAATCCGATGACAGAACGTAAAATTGCACAAGTAATGATCGCGATTTGCAAATGGGATAATCACCAGCCTATTAACGAAATACAAATTGATGATTTAAAAATTTGGAAGGTAAACAAAGTCCCATCAAATACAAAACCATACATCTTCGATACAGGAGATAAAATAATTATCGATACAGAAAAAAGTCTGGTCACAATCAACGGGAAAAACGCAATCAATATAAAAGAAATATTTAGTAAGTTTCCTAACGTAATACGAGGAGAAAATCGTATCGATATAATGCCACCGGATGTAAAAGCAACAATCAGTTATAGGGAGAGATACAGATGAGAACACCAAGCGGTGAATTCTACATGTTGGTGACTTTAAAACAGAACAAATTATATCAAGCATTCAACCAAAAGATTATTGGGATGATAAACGACAATGGGAAATCAAAAACAACATAGACACACTAGAATTTAAAGTATTTGATGGAACACCTGAAGCCATTCGTCCACACTAAAACAGCAAAACTTAATGTTAAAAGAAGTGCGCGATGGACGCATTGTACCATATGTAATTAATAATGAAATTGAAAGAAATTCGGATGATAAATCTGTAACTGCTTATGCATCAGGAGAATGGATCCAAATAGCAAAAGAGGGAATTATCACGCCACAAAAATTAGAAGGTAAAACGGTAATTGAAATGATTGACATCGCACTCGCAGGGACAAAATGGCAAAAGGGGAATTACAGAATATGCAAGATTCCATACAATGACAATAGATGAATTTATTGATCCGTCGTACTTTCTTAAAGAACATTGCAGCGTTGTTTAAATTAGAAATCCAATATCGTGCTGAAGTTAAAGGATCACAAATTATCGGGCGGTATGTAGATATGATCAAAAAACGCGGGCAAGAAACAGGAAAAGAAATAAAAATAGGTAAAGACTTACTGGGAATAAAACGGATTGAAAACTCACAAAAGATTTGTACAGCCTTAATAGGATTCGTAAAAAAAGAAGGAGAAAAAGTAATCACCATCAAAAAAATAAATAAAGGCCTACCTTATATCGTAGACAAAGATGCCTTCCAAAGATGGAACCAAAAAGGGCAACATAAATTTGGTTTCTATACGCCAGAAACAGAAAACGAAGACATGAATCCAAAACGTCTAATGACCCTTATGAAAACAGAACTAAAAAAACGTGTAAATACATCTGTATCTTATGAAGTAGAAGCACAATCAATTGGCAGGGTATTTGGATTGGCTCACGAATTAATTAACGAAGGCGATACAATTCGAATAAAAGACACAGGATTCACACCTAAACTATATTTAGAAGCTAGAGCAATCGCTGGTGATGAATCGTTTAAAAATCCATTACAAGATAAATATGTATTTGGGGATTATCATGAAATTATTGATCCAAATGAAGAATTAAGAAAAATATACAATAAAATCCTCAGCTCACTAGGCAATAAAGCAAGAAAAGAAACCCTTGAACAACTAGAAAAACTAGCAAAAGAAGCAAAAGAAACAGCTAGTAATGCAAAGAAAGAATCCGAAGCAACGAAAACACTTGCTGAAAAAGATACAAGAGAATAGTAAAAACAATACCGTCGAAATCATTGAATCTAAGTACCCACCAACAACAGGACTTAAAGATAGAAAAACACTCTGGTTAGATATTTCTAACGGTAAGCCTGGCATTTTAAAACTCTGGAAAGATGGTATTTGGGACCCGGTTGTTCCTGATGTGGAATCGGTTAAAAAAGAAACAATAGAGCAAATCAGCAAAGATATTGAATCCACAAAAACAGAATTAAATCTAAAAGTTCAAAGTGTGGAAGGTAAAGCGCAAGAAATAGCTGGACAATTAGTCGGTGTTCAAAAACAATGTATAATAGACAAAGTTGAAAAAACGTAGAATAATAATCAATTAAAAGATAAGGCTGATAAATCTGGTGTTTATACGAAAGATGAAATTAAGGATGGTTTTATTGGTAAACAAACCTATGAAACTGATAAACAGGGTAATGTTCAAAAGTTCAAGGACGTTAATACTTATATTAGTCAAACAAACGAAGCTCTTACACAAAAAGCAGAGAAGTCGGAGTTAACGAAAACTAATGATGGTTTGTCTCAACTTGAAAGTAAAACAAATGAGATTATATCAACGGCAGATGGAACGAAGCAGACACTTTCTAATCTGAAAACTCAAGTTGATAATATTCAAGTTGGTGGGCGAAATCTATTACTAGAAACAGCTACTAAATCACATTCAGTGAAGACTGGGGAAAATAAGCCGCATACCTACTTTGATGTAGCAAAGGACATAGCTACCTTAATGCAGGGTAAGAATCTTGCTATGAGTTTCCTATTTACAGGTAAAGTTACTGCATGGGGTACAACGAATAAATGGGCTGGTTTCGAAGTGAAGATTACTTTCACAGACAATACATTTCATTATCCAAGTTGCCGAGTAGAAAACCATTTAACTCTAGGAAAACAATATAACCAGGAAAGGTTTACAGCAAGTGCAGTAGTAATGGATAAGCCTATTAAGGAGGTTTCAGTTTACGCTTTAGCACGTGATTTTACGGGGGACGTGTTAATTGAAAAGCTTAAATTAGAAATTGGCACAATATCAACGGCATGGACACCAGCACCAGAAGACCAAGTATCCACAGCTGATTTCACTAAAAAAACAGTAGAAATCGAGACTACTATTAAAGGAATAAATACTTCGGTATCAAATGTACAAAACGAACAGGGAAAGCTTACAGAACGTGTAACGAAATCTGAACAAACAGCAAACGGTTTTAAACAATCCATCGAATCGTTAACTAAAAAAGATACTGACATTAGTAATAAATTAAATACGGTTGAATCCACTGTAGAAGGCACAAAAAAGACAATTTCCAATGTACAGCAAACAACAAGGGAACTAGCACTAAAACAACAACTGAAATTAAAAAAGAAGCTGGGAAAATTTCTACGAAATTAGAATAGGTCGAAGCTCGTACAGTAGGCGGTGAAAACTGGCTAATCAATACTGGGAAAAATCAAAAACCACAAACGATTGGAATGTCTGGAGGCGCACAAATCAACAAGGCTGGTCAAGCATTCTCTGAGGATTATGTAATCGTAGAATGTACGGATCATACCGACTCCTTCTATCAATTCCATTTAGATAATACTAAGATGGGTAATTTTGAAAAAGGTAAAGACATGACATTCAGTGTCGATCTTCAAAATGATGTTTACGTTACTTTTCTTGTATTCCAATTTATCAACGGATCATGGACAGAAAATCTACAAACTGAATTCCCTGCTGGTGATTGGTCAAGGCGTTCATTTACATTCCAGATAGACGGACGTGCCACAGGTTGGGGTATGCGTTTAAGGTTCGCTAGATTAGAAATGTCAAAAGGTAAGAGATTCCGCTTTAAACGTCCTAAACTAGAAAAGGGGTCAGTACCAACAGACTTCAGTAAATCAACATATGAGCTGGAGCAAAGTGTGAATGGCATTAGAGAAACAATAACAAAAGTAGAAAATAATCAAAGTGGATTTGATAAACGTGTAACAGCAGTAGAAAAAAATGCTGAAGGTATTACGCAAAATGTTAGTAAGATACAGGAAATGCAAACGGAACAAAGTAAAAAAATTTCTGAAGCGCAATCTATAATTAAACAGCATTCTGATCAAATTGATTTAACTATAAAAAAGAAGGATATGGAGGATTATGTAGGAGGATTAGGTTCTATAAATGAGGTTAGAAATGCAGGTCTTAACACCACTAAGTTTTGGAATTTAAGCGCAGGGACTGTACTTCAACCCAATTCTATATACAAGGGTTATCCTACATTTTGGAGTGACTATTCAGGAAAGACTAGTGATCATTGGTCAGGAGCTATTTCTGATTTCATATCAGTTACAACTGGAGAAAGTCTTGTTTCGACAGGTTGGTTTGCTACCGATAATATAGCTTCGCTTGATCAAAAAGCGTGGATGGAAATAGAATTCTACAATGGGACAAAAAGCACAAGAATGAGAACGCAACGTGTAGAAATAAAATCGATTAAGCAAGGAGATTGGGTTAAAATGACGATGCTTTCAACGGTTGCGGCTAATGAAGAATGGGTTAGATGGCGTTACTATGTACAAAGAAACGGACGTTTAAGAGCTGGTCTGCCGATGCTACAACGCGGTAAAGTAGCGACAGACTTCACATTACACCCTAAAGATCAAACTGACGATGACAAAATACTAGAAGAAATAGCGAATAGAGTAGCAACAGAGCAATACAATAAAAAAATGACTCAAATTGATAACCGTTTTAGTGTTAATGAGAAAGGTATTGATTTAGTAGCAAAAAAGACAGAGGTTTATACACAAACTCAATCTAATGATAAATTCGCTACGAATGCTTATGTAAGGAACATGGAAGGACGTATTCAAGTTACTGAGAAGAATATTCTTAGTACCGTAAAAAAAGGTGAAATCATTTCATCCATAAATCAAACGGCAGAAAAAATTAAAATCTCAGCAAATCTAATAGATCTAATAGGTAAAGTAGAAGCATCTTGGTTAAAAGCAGGATTACTCAAAGGTATGACGATAAAAACAAGCAATACAAAAGAACACCTCCATATGGAAAACCAGGTGATGCGTTTTGTAAACCAAGGCTCAGACAAAATGGTAATAGGATTTGAAAACGAAAGAAAAAGTAAAACACGAAACCCATACATAATACTAGGTGAAGGTGACGGAACCGGTAAAAACATTGGAAGTATCTACAAAGATGGAAATGGAGTTTACTATCGATACGTAGATTAGAATGGAGCAGAAAGTAATATTCGTCTAACGAATGCAGGTAATATTGGTATAACAGCCCAAGATGGGATTTGGTATAAAGCCTAAAAGAACAAACTTCACCTCACCAATTGAAACACCAGCCATAAGATTCAACTCACTCGGAAAGACTCCAGGGTCGCAACAAGGAAATCTATGGATGGGCAATGGATATAAAGGATTTGGAGCATACTACCACGATGGAAAAGAATGGAACTTCGTACAAGTAGATCACAATAAGGAAAAATATGGAGAAAATAAAATGAGTAAATTTTTAGGTGTTTTAGGAACAGTTGGGGAAGATGGGACAATTAAAATACCATTAGACAAGCTACAAACAGCAGGTATTAAACCAAATACAAAAGTAGAAATATTCACCGACAATTCTAACCTATTCATTAGAACCGCAGAAAAATTCTGTGATATTTGTGGTGTAAATACAAATACAACAAGAATCGGTAATCAAGAAATTTGCAAAGATTGCTTAGACAGAATTACAAAAGCATCAAAAGAAAAACAAAAAGTACCCTCAGAATAGAGCAGTAGCAAATCGCAACTGATAGGATTATGACTATAAAAATTAATAAATAGGAAACCAGAGCAGCCATAAGCTGGTCTTTTTTTATTATCTAAAAAAGGAGAGGAAAAGATGGATCGTATTGATGTATTATTAAAAACATTTATTGCCACTTTCGGTGACTTCTGTGGGTATTTCTTGGGAGGATGGGATGCAACATTGAAAATCTTAGTGACAATGGCAGTTATTGATTATTTAACTGGCATGATTGCAGCAGGGTATAACGGAGAATTAAAAAGTAAAGTAGGTTTCAAAGGCATCGCCAAAAAGGTGGTGCTTTTTCTTTTGGTCGGAGCGGCCGCACAACTAGACTCAGCGCTTGGAAGTAACAGTGCAATTCGTGAAGCAACAATTTTCTTCTTCATGGGTAATGAATTACTGTCACTCTTAGAAAATGCCGGGCGAATGGGCATCCCACTACCACAAGCTTTAACAAATGCAGTTGAAATTTTAGGTGGTAAACAAAAACAAGAAGAGAAAAAGGGAGATGTTCAATAATGGAAATCAGAAAAAAATTAGTTGACCCAAGTAAATACGGTACAAAGTGTCCATATACAATGAAACCGAAATACATCACAGTTCACAACACATACAACGACGCTACAGCAGAAAATGAAGTAAATTACATGATTACTAACAATAATCAAGTATCATTTCATATGGCAGTAGATGACAAACAAGCAATACAAGGAATCCCGTGGGAACGTAACGCCTGGCATACTGGCGACGGAAACGGGAAAGGGAATCGGAAATCCATCGCAGTAGAAATCTGCTACTCAAAAACAGGAGGAGATAGATACTATAAAGCGGAAAACAACGCAGCTAACGTTGTACCTCAACTAATGAAAAAGTACAATATCCCAATTAAAAAAGTCCGAACACACCAATCATGGACAGGAAAATACTGCCCACATAGAATGCTAGCAGAAGGACGTTGGAATAATTTTATTGAAAGAGTTCAAAATGCATACAATGGAGATGGTAAAGTAACTCCTACACTTATCCCACCGTCAACTAACGGGACAGGTATTGCGTATATTGAGGGGAATGGCATCAACCTTCGTAAAGGTCTAGGTACTGGATATGGGGTTATTCGTCAATTAGGTAAAGGTGAGTCCTACGAAGTATGGGGACAATCAAATGGATGGTTAAACCTTGGTGGCAATCAGTGGATTTATAATGATTCATCATACATTCGTTATACAGGAGAAAGCACACCAACAAGTTCACAATCAGTCAATAATGGTGTAGGAATAGTTACTATTACAGCAGATGTATTGCGTGTTCGTAAAGGTCCGGGAACTAATTATGACATTGTAAAAAATGTGTACCAAGGAGAACAGTATCAGTCGTGGGGATATAGAGATGGTTGGTATAATGTGGGTGGAGACCAATGGGTTTCAGGTGAATATGTGAAGTTTGAAGATTAAAGTAAGAGCCGTCATAATGACGGCTTTTTTTATTTTATAGCAATTATTTAACCATACCTGTTGATTCGAATAAACAGGTATGATTAAATAATTATATATGTAAGGGAGGTGAGAAACATGGATTGGGACTTAACAGAAAAGGTTCTTAGAAATCTAGCTTACATAGTAGCGATGGTTGTAGGAATCATAAACGCAAAGAAAGCTCTAAACGACATAAAAGATAGAAAGGAGAAGAAAAAGGAAGAAGAAATAGAAAAACGCCTAGCCCGCAAGACTAGACGCAAATAACACAACGGGGGAAGAAATTCCCCCAACCTTAAAAATATTATAACATAATTACAAAATTACACAAAATCCAAGCCAAGTAAAAATGAAGTTAGATCGAAACACTTTGGTATTAGTATTATTTTTTATATTAGTGGATACAGTAACAAACTATAAGAAGCCTGAAGTAAGTGACTACTTAGGAATTGCTTCCACAATAATTTTAGCTATAGCGCTTGTTATTAATTTAATTTCTTTATGGAAAAAAGGCAGGGACGAAAAGTGAGTATGGACTATAAAATGAGTCGTGAAGAAATAGAAAAATTAGTTAACCAAGTAGTTATAAAAGAAAATGAAACTGTAAATTTATTAGGTGTCACAACCCAAAGATTACATGTACTTGTAAAACAAGGACGAATTGTTCCTATTAAAGTAGTTGATAGGGTTTCGTTGTACTTTCGTGAAGATGAAGAAGAAATGGCTGAAGAATTAGGGCAATTAAAAGAAAAATATCGACCATATGAATAATTTGAAAGCCAACTCTAATTAAAGACTCGGCTTTTTTATTGTTAAGTAGTTAAAATTTACTTTTAGATAATGCCTTTAAAATAGGATTTATGATTTTACTCAATAAACGAAATGCGTTAAATATAGAACGAATAACCTTCATAAGATGAACCCCCCCTCATTCTCATACCTTATAAATCAGAGATTTTCTTAACTTCTTTTTCCTTCGCTTTAAAGTCCTTCTCATATTGTTTAAAATCATCCCGATCAACACGAAACCTCTCACCAGTAGCAACATTTTTGACTAAATAAGTTTTACCAGTAAGTTCCTTAATTAAGAACCAAATAAGACAAAAAACAAAAGGGAGATACCTAACGTCAAAAGAGCTAAAACTATTGCAGAAACAGGTATTAGTACAGTTTTCTCCGATTTGCAATCAGCACGTTTTAAAATAAATCTATCCCCAGAAGCAGCTTCAGACTGCTGTAATTGTTGCATACGTTGGAAGGAAGCAACTGTATCAAAACTCATAAAATAACCCCCCCATAAGTAATAAGAAAATCATTATATCAAACATTTGAGATATTGGTATTATTTATCAATATTCAGTTCGAATGCATATTTTCCCTCCACATAGATTTCATAAGTCAATTATTGATAAAGTATTAGTGGATGGTTCACTCCAATATAAAGTGAAAAACTCAAAAATTAGTGTCTTCTATATTAAAGCTAGTTGAACATTTGTAGAGGTACCATAAAATAAAAACGCCGATTCCAATTAAGGATTCGGCGTTTTTTATTATTAAGATATTTAGAATTTACTTTTAGATAATGCCTTTAAAATAGATAGGATTTATGATTTTACTCAATAAACGAAATGCGTTAAATATAGAACGTAATAACTTCATAAGATGAACCCCAAAAAATAAAGGACATATCTTATTCCTTCTACAAGGTGAAAGAGGAAAAACAAAAGAGTCGCCCCGACCAAGGAAACGACTCAGAATAAGCACACAGGGGAGGGAAACCTCCCTTGCATTTAAGATTATATCACATTCCATATTATTATGAAAAAATTTATCTGGTCGAATCTACCTATAGTCATTGTTTTAGGGTTCATTTTATCAATTCTTGACTATGATAATCTAAACGCTTGGGGTTATATCTGTATCGTTGGTACCATACTAGCGATAATCTTAATGGTAATTAATATGATTATTTTGTATATCAAGGAGAAAAAGAATGAAAAAATTTGAAACTAAAGAAGAATTAATACACTTTATTCAAGAGGAAGTTTTAAACACTTCAGAGGCTCTAGAAATTTTAGGTTGTTCACGTCAAAATTTAAATGTAATGGTACAGAAAGAAAAAGTGAAGCCAATCAAAGAGATGGCACGAGATCGATTATATTTTAAAGAAGATATTCTGGAAAACAAAAAGCAAATGAGAAGAAAAGCCGATTCTAATTAAAGACTCGGCTTTTTTATTGTTAAGATGTTTAGAATTTACTTTTAGATAATGCCTTTAAGATAGGATTTATGATTTTACTCAATAAACGAAATCCGTTAAATATAGAACGTATAACCTTCATATTATCGTCCCTCTAAACTAAATAAATCATATCAACTTCATACTAAAGATGTAAACATTGTAATTTCATAAATTTAAATGAAAAAGAAGCTTCTTTTTCAAAGCGAATGAGGGTGTTTTTAAACACCGTAGACTGAATAATCAGATATATTTTTATCAATAAATAGTAATTGCTATAATCTACGCTTCCATATGATGATTTGTTATAATATTTAGATAATACTCTTCGAAAAGGGGGATTTATATGGAGACAAAAATTTCTATTACTAGTAAGGGTTATGAACTATTAGAAGAATGGTATCATGAAATGCTTGCTCAGCATATAGAGAAGGCAAGTATTTTAAAAATTGAAGAAGATAATATATTGAATAAGGTTAAAGAAAATACAGACTCTTTTATTTATTACTCTCTGTTAAGATTCAGGTATCAAATGTTAAAGGGGAATTTTGAAAAAGGGCTAGAATACATAAAAGGTATGCCAGATGGTTTACTAAAATACTACTATCACTTCTTTAAAGCTATTTATGCAACACAAGTTGGAAACTACAATACTGCAAAAAAACATCTAGAATCTGCAAGCTGA